GCGTCCGACATATACTCAATATGGCGCACGATACCATCATAGATTTCAGCGACTTCCACGTCCGCCTTGTCATCGACAGGGATGACCTTGCCGCTTGGGCGATTCTGTCTCTGATCATTCGTTACCTGTCTGACGTGCTGGGGCAACTTGTTGATGGTCAGGCAAGGCCGGGCGTTGATCGTCTGCCCCTGCACCGAACCACGGGTAGCCAGCACATCCGCAGGCCACTGCCACTGGTTGTCAGGCGATCCAGCAAAAAACCGCAGATCGTCCAATTCATCTTCGCGGCTTTCGGAATACGCAGAAATAGCCATCGTCAGACGGCTACGCATAGTGTCCATAACGGTGGCGGGGTCTTTTTTCCGAGACCCGCCTCCGCTAGACACGCGCCCTGCCGCAGCTACCCCTGAATAGTCCATGTCACTTACCTTTTGACGGTTTCGCTGCGGCTCGCTTGACCGAATAGGCAATGGCAACCGCCTGCTTGGGCGGTTTGCCAGCCTTCACTTCGGTCGCCACGTTGGCTTTGAACGCCTTGGGCGTGGGGGATTTTTTAAGCGGCATGTTACTGCGCGTGGATGATGGCGTAGTTGATGACGACGGCCTCAGACAGCGAACCGCTGGTCAGATTACGCAGCGTCATCACCGCAGACCCGGCGCTGATGCTGGCAATATAGGACGTGTACGCGCCTGCCGTAGCACCGCCCGATACGTTCATGATAACCACATCACGGGCGCTAATCAGGCTGTTAGTCAACGTGAACGTAATAGCGGTATTGCCCGCCAGCGCGGCGTTGTTCATGGTAATTTGACCGCAAGACTTGTCTAGCGTCACGCCAGTAGACTTGCTGGTGAGCTGCGTGACCGCGCCCTGCGCGCCGGTCGAGTAGCCAATTTCCTGACTGGCATAGCAAGTGGTAAATTCGGGATCAGCAAAAGCGATGCCGGTAGACTGTGTATTAGCCATGATTACGATCCCATCCATGAGGTTGTAATTCCGCCCGCAGAGTACCCTCTTCTAGGCCCACGGTCAACGTACTCCCGGTGCGCCACCGGAAACGCGAACGTGACAGCGATGGCGTCCGCCGCGTCGGGTGACGCCAACCCCCGCGCCTTCATGTCCTTCTTGCTTTCCAAGAAGATCGTACCCTTGCTGTCCGGCTTCATCATGGGGCCGATCAGATCGCTCTTGAGGTAGCGGTCCTTGGGCAGGCTGGCCGTCTTGAGCCATGTCCGCAGTTCGCCCCACATTTCCGCGCGCTTGTTGCCCCACATGAGCGGGTTCTTACTCTTGGACCCGAAGTTGACGCCCCTGATCTTGTACCGTTGCTCCTTGAGCCGGTCCACGACACCCGCGCCCAGCCCGCCCTCGTCCACTACGACCAACGCGGGCTTGTACTCCTCAATGGCCTCGATCACCCGCCCGACCACCTCCATCGTGTCGTCGCCCCGGTACTTCTTGATGGCGATGATGTCCCGGCCCTGCCGCACGGCAATGACCGTCGAGTCCGCCCCAAACCGCGCCGGGTCTACGCCGATGACGATGGGTGCCGACTGATCCTTCCACTTGACGCGGTCCATTGCCTCGTCAACTAGGTGGCTGCCGATGAACTGATCGTCTGACGCGCTAGGAAACTGCCCGTAGACCTCAACGTAAGCCTGGTTGCTGTCCGCCCCGTACTCGTCAATGATCTGTTGGTACACCGCCTTGTCCGTTCCCTCGACCGACCGGGCGTCCACGATCTTGTTGCGCCAGAAGTCCCGCTTGCCGTTGAAGCACTCGTAGAAGTACCCGCTGTTGCGCCGGGGGTTGCTGAACGCCATCCAGAACCTGTTGGGCGTATTCTCCGTAAAGAACCCCGCCGCCACCGACCAGATGCTGTCCTCGATGCCGCTGGCCTCGTCGAACACCAACATCACACCTTGGAAGTTGTGCACCCCTGCGTAGGCGTCCGGATTCTCCGCACTCCACAGCCGCCCCTCCGCGCCCCAGTAGCGCGTACCCATTTTCAGATCCTTTTCCACGATCTCCGTCAGCCACTTGGCCGGGGCCACGCGGGTGGCGCTGATTTCAAACCAGTGGCTGTTCAGGCTCATGGACAGCCACTTGGTTATTTCCGCCCACGTCACCGACCTGAGCTGTGCTTCCGAGTTGGCCGACACGATGGTGGTGGACCCGATGCGCGTCGATAGCATCCAGATCACCAGCCAAGACACCAGCGCCGACTTGCCGATGCCGCGCCCCGAACTGGTCGCCATCCGCAGCGTGTCAAAGTCAACCTTGCCGTTGTTCTGCGCTATATGCTGCGCCAGTTCATGCAGCACCTCGCGCTGCCATTTGCGCGGGCCAGCAAAGTCTTCAAGAGGCGTCCCCTTCTGCCCCCACGGAAACGCGTATAGCACGAACTTTAGCGGGTCGTTCTTCAGCGCGGGCGTCCACAACCGCGCCATCACCTCCATCTCGTCCTGAGCCGAATAGATTGGTGTTTGCACGATCTGTGTCCTCTAGCTGTTCCACAACAGTAAACGCCCCCTCCAGCACCCGTTGCTGGGCCATCTCCAAGGCGTGCTTGACCGAGATGGTCTGGTCGATGTTGATGTCCAACGCCGTCTTGGCCGTCCACCCGTGCGCGTGTTTCAAGATCTCCAACGCCGCCTTGGCGTCGCCCTGCCGCGCCGCGTCATGCAAGATGCCAGAGATCTCCATCTCGCCGTCAGCGCGTCCCTTCTGTTCCGCCATTTCCGTAAGCGGATCAAACTCGCAAAGCTGCCGATACTCAGACGGACGCATCCCAGCCGCCAACGCCAGCGTGTCGCCCTTCAGGCCATTACGCGCCGCCCAATAGATTGCGTCAAGCCGCGCCTCAGTTGCCTGAAGCTTGCGCGTGTCGTGTGGGAGCGTGTGCCATGTCATGTAAGACATTTTATATTTAAAAAAAATTGTTTGCAATCCCTCCGTGACCGTGACCGGGCGGCGGCAGGCCCTACCCCCCCCTAGCAACACGACCATGGCAATAGCTACATGACCATGGCAATAGCAGCACAAGCAAGGCAATAACAGCATAAACTAAGCAATAGTAACAGTATCAAAGCAATGGGCAAGCTGCTATCTGGCGCGAGGCGATTGCACTTATTGTCCGATTGCAATCATGTTGCGTCACGCCATGCGGCAATTGTCCGATTGCACTTATTGTCCGATTGCATTCGGGTCGCATTGCAGCTTGCAAGCGGCTTGCGGCGCGTCGCACGTCGCGCGCCGATTGTCCGATTGTCCGATTGCACTATCAGGTTTCAGTCGCGCCAGATATAATTTACTGTTACTATATATGTTACACTTTTATTTTTCTTTAGGGTCACTACATCTAAAAAGACAATAAGACATAAAAGCCCGGAAAACCGGCGCGTTTACCGCCGCGCAACCATTCAATAAACCGTCAATCCATCATTCATTTTTTTTGTCATTCCTGCAATTTTCCGCTTGCTAATGCTCGAAAATCCTTTACAGTCAATCTTGTCGAAACGGCGCGCAGACGCCACAACGCAGGAACAGACACAATGACCAAGCTGCTTAACGCCTTCCAGACCACCCCCACTCTCGCCAACGCGCGCAAGGTCGCCATGTACGATCGCAAGCACATGATGGCGTCCGCGCTGCTTGGACCCGCGCAACACGCCATCTTGTCCGCCGCGCTGGCGATGGTCATCGACGCTGACCTAGCCGCCCGCCGCGCTGCTTGACCTTCTGAAATGCGGGCGCCCACGGGCGCCCCTATTCCAGAGCGCCAATAAAGAGCGCCAACACGGAGAATAGGCACATGACGTACATCCATAAGACAGCCACTTTGATCGGCGAAATGCAATTCCAGAACGGATACAAGAACCAGCTGTGGATTTCATACAACCACAACACGTCCGCCCCTATCGTTTGGCAGCGCGTGTTTTCGGTTAAGACGCAAAAATGGTCCGCGTTCAAGCGTTCAACTGGCAAGAACATCGTGGCAATACAGAAGGAAATGGCGGATCTGTTTCAGAAGAACATTGCCACTTGGTCAATCGCCCCCAAAGAAACCATCCTGCAAGCGTTCCTCGCCGCGCGTTAATCCGCGTCATGGGGCTTGCCAATGCAAGCCCCATATTGTAAAGAAATCTTGTACACCACAAAAACAAGGGACAGACACGATGCCTGCAAACACCAAAACCATCGACAACTGCATCTTCTGGCAAGAGCACGTTCGCGACACGACGCGCGACCCGGTCCAACGCGCGCGCTGTAACGCTGCGATTGAGAAGCTCATGAGCGAGCGGCGCGAACTGGTCCGCTACCATGAGGAACGCGCCCTAGACGCTGGCGCCCGCGACCAGCGCAACTGGTACGCAACCGACGCTGAGTTGCGCTAGTGCGCGTGACACCCATCCGCCCCATCACCTCCACGGCGCGCACCCTAGCGCGTCGCCTCCCGCCCCTCCCGCAACGGAACCTCAGCAATGATCGCGATCATCGAAGCCCTACTGACCATCGTAAGCCTAGCAATAGTCGGTGCTCTTCTGGCAATGGCGTTTATATAGATCTGGAGGTCTGACCATGGCAAAGCATCGCTACAAAGACGGCCCGCAATATCCGACCCTTGCCGGGCTGGACCGTTACCGCCGCGCGCCCGATCCCGACCGCCGCGCCTACGGCCAAGCCGTCATGGCCGCCATCCGCGCCTTGCAGGCCCGCGAACTCGCCCGCGAGCTACCATCGCACCCGTGCCCCTGCGCGTCCGGCGTATGGGAGAGCGACGGGCAAGAGATCTTGCGCGCGGTGCGCGCTCAGAATCGGAGGGCGTGACCGTGCTAGAACCTGATCGGTTTCATAAAACCAATTACACCGTGAAACCGATCAGCTATGCCTTGGCAATGGACATCGTGACGCGCGAACATTACTTGCACCGCCGCGCGCCATGTAGCGTAGCGTTTGGGTTGTTCGATCAGGACGCTTGCGTTGGCGTTATCGTTTACGGTACGCCGTCCAGCGCGCCGTTACGCCGGGGAATAGCGGGCGACGCATACGCCCGCCACGTTGTTGAATTAACCCGCCTGTGGTGCGCGCCGTCCGTTCCTCGCAATGGTGAGTCGTTCCTGATCGGGCGCACAATCCGCCACGCCGGTAAACCTATTGTCGTGTCATACGCCGACGCAAGCCAAGGTCACGTTGGATATGTCTACCAAGCGACAAACTGGCTCTATACCGGCTTATCCGCCAAGCGAACCAACTGGACCGTGACTGGCATTGATAAACATTGCCAAACAATAGCGGATCAGTTCACCGCACAAGAATTGCGTGAGCGATACGGTGATCAATTCACGTTAACGCCACGCCCGCGCAAACACCGCTACATCTACATAAACGCCAAAGGCGCAGAACGCCGCGCAATCGTCGCTGCGCTGCGCTACTCAACGCAACCCTATCCAAAAACCGGAAACATTAACCTATGATCACCACCACAACCCACGCCGACGCGACGCGCACCGTGACCTACTACGGGCGCTTGCTAGGCCACTACGCTGCGGTCCGCTACAAGCGCACTCACGCCCGCGCGTGGCGCTGCGTGACCGTCTTGGGCGCGCTGGGCTACGCTAGGAACGAGCGCGACGCGCGCCGCTGGCTCATGGAGATGGTCCCATGAGTGTCGATTATCACTTGGCCTTATCGGACCATTACAAGGCCGTTAAAGCTAGGCTCAACGGCGGACCACCGCGCGCGCCGGTCGCCATCGCGCCGCCCCCGCCCGAACCGGAACCGGAACCGGAACCCGACCCGCCCGAATTGCCCCCGGCGTCCTTCCAGTACACCATGTCTGCCGCTAGGCGCATCGCTCAGGCCGCGCTCGTGCCCCACGGCATGACCTGGACCGAAGCGATGGGTCCAAGCCGCACCCTGCCCTACACACGCGCCAGAGCGGACGTTTACAAGGCGCTCCGCAAACACGGGTGGTCGCTCATGAAGATCGGGATCTTCTGCGGACGCGACCACACCACCATCATGAACGCCCTACACCCAAGAAAGGATCGCACCAAATGAGCATTACAGACCAGATCTTAAGCGAGCGCGAGCAGACCCACGGCGCGTTCCGTGAGGTCGCGGGCTACTCGCAAGCCATCAAGCAACTCATGCGCACGGCGCGCAATTGGAACCGCCTTGACGTGGCGCAGGCGCAGGCGCTGGAAGTCATCGCCGACAAGGTGGCGCGCATCC